CGACTGCAATAGTTCCAGCACTAGGAAATCCAGTTGTGCTAGCAACTGTAACCGCGGTCCCCGATCCACCGGTACCTGCCGTGTCTGCATTTAATCCACCATTCAAGGTTGTTGTCTGTGCTCCTTGCACAGTTCCTCCAAATTGACTGATACCAAAACCATATCCATAGGTCTGTGCTGCAGGGCCCACTCTTTCGTATGGTTTTAAATCCACACTACCACCTGATGCAGCGGAACCAGAACTGGTAAAAGTTACAGTAAAAGTATTTGCTGTTGGAGTTGTAATAATTTGAAATAGTTTATCCTCAAAGTCTGATGCATTTAATCCTGTCCCTCCTGGTAGAGTTACAGAATCAAATATAACCATATCTCCCTCTTCTAAACCATGTGCAGAAGATGTTGTGATCGTTATTGTGGTTGTGCCATTAAAAGTAAATGTGGCTGATGAGATAGTAGATGCCAAAGGTGTTACATCAAATAATTGTCCCTCAAAGAATACAAGTAAAAATTTGTCTGTGCCAATTGCGATATATCTGTTTCCCTCTGTATCAACAAAGGCATGTTGTTTTCTGACCACACCAACAATAGAATCAGATAATAAGGATTGCCAACCACCGACCTTTTCTGGTAATCCATATCTCCACCTAACATTGTCAGAGTCAATCCAACGACCTATAGCACCAACGCTAGTGTCCTGTTTATCAACTCCTGGTGCGAATTTGATTTGAGTCAGAGCCATCTGTTTAGCTCCTATGATGTGCTATTGGTTTTTATTTGCCAACCTTTATCAGCAGTTGTGAATATTAATGTTACACATTGGTTGTTTGTGGTTAGATCTAAATCTGAAGTTCCGCCTTGAAGTTTAGATGAGTTTCTTGCAACCACGCATTTGTTAGTTCCAAAACCATTAGACGCTGATACATCCATGATTGTTACCTCATCACCTTGTGCGGGTGAGGCTGGCAATGTAATTGTTACGATATTAGCAGCAGTGTCAACACCGATCTGATCTCCGGCTACTGCTGTGTATGTTGTTTTGCTAGCGGCTATTACAGTTGTAAATCCTTTTTGTAACATACCTAAACTTGTAGATGGAACACTGCCTCTAGAATAAACTAGAGCTGTTGCACCTTCTGGAAGAGGCACTTGATTTGCCGCTGATGCTCCTGTTGTTAATAATGTTACTGTGTAGCTATCTCCAGCTCCACCTCTAGTAGTTCCATCCTCTACAAAAAATACTCTGTTTGCATTACCACCTGTTGTTGATGCCGGCATTGTTAGTGTAGCATTACCAGATAAAGTTCCAATAACTTTAATGTAAAGATTCTTACCATTCGCGGTCGCCGATCCGTCTGCTAAACTTAGATCAACATTACCCGAACTCAAAGTTACCTCCACATAACCTGATACTGCCTGTTGTAATAATTGTAAATTAGTGTTTGTTATTGCTCCCCATAGACCGGCTTTCTCACCTGTTGCTACGAGTTCTAATGATAAATCTGTTGAAAATGTTGATGCCATATTAGTACGGTTTTATTGGTGTCCAAACCATTGTTGCTCCTGGTATAATATCGTTCCACGTAATAACCCCTGGTTCTACGGTGTCTAGTGTTAGACCTGAACCTGTAGGACTTACATTCGCGTCAGCGCTAATTGTAACATTTCCTGTAGCTAAGGTCAACGAGTTTCCAGAAGGGGTTACGTTGGTATCTATATTGATAGTAAATGCACCTAATCCTAAAGATACGGCATTTCCTGTGACCGTATGATTAGCGTCAGCAGTGATTGTTAACGTGCCTGTGCCTAATGTTACCTGGTTTGCCGTTAGATTTTCTGTAACAGCATCTGCGATAATACCTACACTACCGATTGTGATGGATAAACTATTGCCTGTTACGACTACAGCTACATCACCGTCTGGTCCCGATGTAGCAAATGGTAATGCTGATATTGCGTCAAATCCTAAACTCATAAAATTCCTTAAAAGG